AAAATCTAAATAATAAAGAAATGTCAATTTTTTGGTTGACATTTCTTTTAGTATGGTATATATTGATCTATATAGAAACAAGGATTTGAATATGAAATATCTTATTACCGGCGGTGCCGGATTTATCGGAAGTCATCTCTGCGAGAGATTGGCTTCCGATCCCACAAATGAAGTGGTATCATTGGACAACTACTTTACTGGTTCTGAGGCCAATGAAGTCGAGGGTGTCCGATATAGATATGGATCGACTGAAGATATTTTATCCATCTTTCCGCATAATTCGTTCGATTATGTATTCCATCTAGGTGAATACTCCCGTGTAGAACAATCGTTTGATGATATGGAATTGGTCTGGAAGTATAACAAGATCGGTACATATGAAGTATTAAAATTCGTAAAGAAGACTGGTGCAAAACTTATCTATGCTGGCAGTTCAACCAAATTTGCAGAGGTTGATGTAGTAAGTCCATATCAGTGGTCGAAGGCATCCAATACTGAGTTTGTAAAACAGTATTGTGAATGGAATGACATTGACTATGCCATCACATATTTCTATAACGTATATGGACCTCGAGAAATTTCCACTGGAAAGTATGCCACACTGATCGCTAAATATGCAGAGTTGATGAAACAAAAACAACTATTGCCTGTTGTGGCGCCAGGTACACAAGAGCGTAATTTTACTCATGTGGATGATATTATTGATGCATTGATTCTGATTGGAAAAAATGGTCATGGTGATGAATATGGAATTGGTAATCCAAAAGCATACAGTATCCTAGAAATTGCCAAGTTGTTTGGTGGTCTTATAGCAAAATTACCTGAACGTAAAGGTAATAGGATGTCTGCACCTGTGATTGATACTAAAACAAGAGAACTTGGTTGGGAACCAAAGCGTGAACTGAAAGATTGGATTGCAGAGATTAGGAAGAATATGGTATGATAAAAAAGAAAATTGCTATTGTTGGGCATGGGTTTGTTGGTAAAGCTGTTGACTATGGATTTAGTAATCCAAATTTGGAAAAGATCATTATTGATCCAAAATATAATGTTGGTATTGATAGACTGTATAATCTGGATCTAGAGGCAGTTTTTATCTGCGTCCCAACACCAATGAATCCTGATGGAAGTATTAATTCAACATTCGTCAGTAATGCGGTAAACTTTATTAAAGACTATGGTGGCGGTGGACTCATTGTTATTAAGTCAACTGTAACCCCCGACGTAATTAAGACATTGACATCTGGGCCAAATGGTGATAGAGTAATCTATAACCCAGAGTTTCTTACCGAAAAAGCCGCAAATGAAGACTTTGTAAATCCAAATCTGCACGTATTTGGTGGTCAACCTAAGGCATGCAATATACTGCATGAACTCTATAAGAAATACAGCACTTGTAAACCTTGCCCTGTCTATAACATGACCGCTGAAGAAGCCAGTTTTGTTAAGTATGGCATTAACTCATTCCTTGCTACTAAAGTATTGTGGATGAATCAGTTTTATGATATTATAGAAAAACATGGCTCCAACTATAATTCCGTGATCAATGCTGTAACGGCCGATCCTCGAATTGGCACATCACATACATCAGTGCCAGGATTTGATGGTAAACGTGGATTTGGTGGCGCCTGTTTTCCAAAAGATACTGCCGCATTTCTAAACTTTGCAGAAGACTTTAGTGTTCTTCGTGAAGTGATTAATGCAAACAACAATTATCGTTCAGGTTATGATTTGGACGATCGTGAAAAAATGCAAAATATTACATATAAAGGATGATATATGACTAACGTATTTAAAGACTCATTGAAATTTATGGTTGCTACAGGTCAAACTGATGCGCCGAATAAAAAGTTGTCCAAACTGTATTTGAGTTTGATCAAAGAAGAATACAAAGAACTTCGTGATGCCGTAAAAGCAAAAGATGAAGTTGAAATCCTTGATGCTTTGATTGATATTCTTGTTGTTACTATTGGTACTGCCCATGCAATGGGTTATGATGCCGAAGGCGCTTGGAATGAAGTGATGAAAACCAACTTTGCTAAGATTGACCCAGAAACTGGCGCAGTGCGGCGCCGCGCAGAAGATGGTAAAATTCTCAAGCCCGAAGGTTGGAAAGAACCAGAACTTGCACCTTTTCTTACTCGGAGTAAATAATGTCTAAACAACATTTCATTTTTGACTTTGAAACAATGGGTCAAGATGTATTTCATATTCCAATCCTAGACTGTTCTTATATGGTCTTTGATTGGGATAGGTTTACAAGTAGCAATCCATATTCTCTTGAAGAATTGGTGTTGAATGCTCAAAAAGATAAACTTGATGTAGTAAGTCAAGTCAAAGAATTTGGTGCAAGATATACCCAACGTGATATAGATTGGTGGTTGTCACAATCCGAGTCTGCAAAAAAGGTCTTGAAGCCAAGTAGTTCGGACATTCGTGTTGAAAAATTTATTGAAAACTTTATTGGTTATCTAAGTTTTATGAGTAACAACACCAAAATCACTTATTGGTGGAGTCGAGCAAACACATTTGATCCTCTTATTCTACAAAGATGGGCAACAGTTGTTGGTAAGTTTGATGTTATTAGTCAGTATTTGCAACCATGGCTTGTACGAGATACACGTACTTATATTGATGCAAAATTAAATTTTCCGGACGTAAATGGTTTTATTCCAGTATCAGATAAACAATACTGGGATAAAACATTCATTAAACATGATAGTAGATTTGATATTGCCGCAGATATTTTGCGTTTACAGGCAATTTGTCGGGCAGAGAATGATATGGAGATGATAAATAGATGACAGGGTCAAAATACAATGCTGCTTCAACTGGTGCTTTGCGTGAGGCATTGGGTGTTCCATATTTTAGACAGGTCCCACTTGAAGCAATTGCGGCAGGTGCTACATCACTAGAATATGGTGCTACTAAATATGCTCATCGCAATTGGGAAAAAGGTTTGCCTTGGCAGCAAATGATTGACAGTTTAAGACGACATCTTGATGATTTTGAACGTCGACAAGATTTTGATGATGGTAAAGATGGGTCAGGTCTACATCAGGTATGTATGATTATGGCATCGGCAATGATGTTGTCTGCATCGGTTATTCGAGGAGTCGGTGAAGATGATCGTATGCCACCACCTGATCCCAATGCACTTTCGGCTAAAGAATGTGCCAAATGGATGAAAACCCAACTTGACGGTCGCAATATGGTTAACAATCCTACTATTGATGAATGAAAGAGAGTATGAAACGTGGAACTTAATATTACAGTAAATGATTTGAAAGATAAAAAACTATTTATTGCTACGCCAATGTATGGCGGACAATGTGCAGGTATGTATACCAAATCAACTAATGACTTGGCTATGGCCTGCGCAAAATATGGCATCGAGGTTCGATTTTATTATTTGTTTAATGAATCTCTTATTACTCGGGCCCGTAACTATTGCGCCGATGAGTTTATTCGATCAGGATATACTCACATGCTCTTTATTGATTCTGATATTGGATTCAATTATAAAGACGTATTTACACTAATGTATCTAACTAACCCTGAAAAAGGTATGGATATTGTTACAGGGCCTTATCCAAAGAAAGCCATTTCATGGGAAAAGATCAAAATGGCTGTTGATCAAGGTTATGCTGATAAAAATCCATTCCAATTACAAAATTTTGTTGGTGATTTTGTATTTAATCCAGCAGCAGATGTTAAAGAATTCCGTATTGATGAACCAGTAGAAATCCGTGAAGGTGGTACTGGCTTTATGATGATTCATCGCGATACATTTTTGAAATATGCTGAGGCTTATCCAGAACTTAAATATCTTCCAGACCATATTCGCACCGAGCATTTTGATGGTACTCGAGAAATTACAGCATTCTTTGATTGTGTGATTGAACCAGAGACTCGTCGTTATTTGTCAGAAGATTATATGTTCAGTTATTATGCTCGTAATGCTGGATTGAAAATTTGGATGTGCCCATGGATGCAATTGGAACATGTTGGTTCATATGTATTCTCTGGTAGTCTTGCTGCTATGGCTGCAATTCAAGCATCACCAACAGCATCAAATGAGTCAAATGAAAAGAATTGGTTGACAAAATCAACAGATAATGATAATGTAAATGGTGATGGTCCTAAATTGAACCGTAATCAAAGACGTGCAATTAACAAGCTTAAAGGAATGAAATAATATGAAATTCAGTGACAATACTCTTAATGTGCTTAAAAACTTTTCGTCAATTAACCCAAGTATTGTTTTTAAACCTGGGACTACTCTTCGGACTATCTCACCTCAAAAAACTATAATGGCTGCAGCTACGATTGCTGAAACAATTGATAAAAATGCTGCCGTATATGATCTATCTCGATTCATTGCAACGCTATCGCTTTTTGATGCACCAATGATTGATTTTCAAGATACTAAGTTTGCAATTACGTCCGGTAAGAGTCGTGTTAACTATACATACGCGGCTGAATCAATGATCATTCAACCACCAGATCGCGATATTGTTATCCCAGATCCAGAAGTTACTGTTACTATAAAATGGGATGATATTCAAAAGGTATTGCGAGCCGCTTCTGTTCTTCAATTGGCTGAAATTACATTTACTGGTGATGGTAATGTTGTTCGCCTTGCCGCTGGTAACAGTAAGAATCCAACAGCAGACGTATTTGATGTGATTGTTGGTGACTCTGATGCACATTTTGATATGATCATTAAGGTCGAGAATATGAAATTGATGCAAAAAGATTACACTGTGTCTCTATCATCTAAAGGTATGGCACATTTTAAATCTGATACCATTCAGTATTGGATTGCAATTGAAAAACATAGCAAATTTGGAGCATAATATGACAGAACAAACACAAGACATGGGTCTTACAATTAATGACATTCAACTAGCAGTGCAAGTAATTGATGTTGCATCCGCGCGCGGTGCAATTCGTGGCGAAGAAATGGCAGCCGTCGGAATTCTTCGTCAACGTTTGACAGCATTTCTAAGTACAAATGAACCAGCACCAAAAGTAACAGAAGAAGTGCCTGCTGAGTGATAAAGCAAAAGGAGAGGGTTGACAGGATCCTCTCCTTATTATATAATGATATATTATGAAAGGTGATGCTATGAATGAAGACTTTTTGTGGGTAGAAAAATATCGCCCTAAGACAATTGCTGAAACTATCCTACCAGATGATCTAAAGAAAACATTTCAACAATTTGTTGATCAAAAAAATGTTCCAAATCTATTGCTAACTGGTCGTGCCGGTGTTGGTAAGACCACTGTTGCTAAGGCAATGTTAAATGAACTTGGGTGTGATTATATCACTATCAACAGTTCGATGAATGGTAATATTGATACTCTTCGTGTAGAGATTGCTAACTTTGCTTCGTCTATCTCATTTACTGGTGGTCGTAAATATGTCATTCTCGACGAGGCTGATTATCTAAATCCAAACTCGACACAACCAGCACTTCGTAACTTTATGGAAGAGTTTTCCAATAACTGTGGTTTTATTCTTACATGTAACTTTAAAAATCGTATCATTGAACCATTGCATTCACGATGTTCAGTAGTCGAGTTTAATATTGCCAAGGGCGACCGCCCTAAAATGGCAGCACAATTCTTTAAACGAACCTGTGAAATCCTTGCAGGTGAAAATGTTCCATATGAACAAAAAGCTGTTGCTGAAGTCATTCAAAAACATTTTCCTGATTGGCGCCGTGTTCTGAATGAATTGCAACGCTATTCGGCAACAGGTAAAATTGACTCTGGTATTCTTGCCAGTTCAAACCTTGATAATATGTCAGTATTGCTTGATCATTTGAAGAACAAAAACTTTACTGAAATGCGTAAGTGGGTTGGTGAAAACATTGATATGGATTCTGCTGTTCTATATCAAGCACTATATGATATTCTACCAACTAAAATCAAATCCACTGTCAGTATTGCAGGTGCTATTATTACCTTGGCTGAATATCAATATAAGGAAGCCTTTGTTGCTAATAGTGAGATCAATCGTGTTGCTGCATTGTCAGTATTAATGTCAGAACTTGATTGGAAATAATATGCAATGGCTTTCAAAGTTTTTCAAACCTGATACTCCAGCTGTATGTTTTTTATGTGCCAGTGCCATTACAGATGGTGGTGCTGACATTAAATATGCTTATGATAATTCCGGTAAAAAGGAATTTAGTCGAGTTCTGATTTGTAGTGGTTGTGCAAATGAGTTAGAAGTCGGTGTTAACAATCCAAAAAAGGATTAATCATGTCAGTAAGTCCTTTTGATTATGTCAACTCAATCACGACATCAAAAAAGAATATGATGCGTGATACTGAAAATGATGCACTTGCCGAAAAAGATTATAATCCTTGGATTGTAAATAAAGCACTATCGTATTTTAAAGACACTGCTTTAATTGCCAATGAAATTAATGTTCAATATCATCTACCTAAACGTGCCCAGTATGAGTTTCTCATAAATATTGTTAGACCTAACAAACGTTGGGCTAAATGGGTTAAAGACGAAAACAATGATGATTTAGACATTATATGTGAATACTATCAATGTAATTCTAAAATAGGTCGCGAGTATCTATCTTTGTTGTCTAAAGAACAAATAACAATAATAAAAAAAGAACTAGACAAAGGTGGCAATAAAAAATGAGTTTAATAGATACGTTGGTGGAGATTACATTACCAAATGCAGAAACGTTTTTGAAAGTAAAAGAAACTCTAACGCGTATTGGTATTGCATCTCGTAAGGATAAAAAGTTATACCAATCATGTCATATATTACATAAACAGGGCAAATATTATATTGTTCATTTTAAAGAACTGTTTATGCTTGATGGTAAACTAAATAATTTCGACGATGAAGATAAAGGTCGTAGAAATACAATCGTAAATCTTTTAGAAGAGTGGGGTCTAGTTTCAGTAGTCAATCCTGAAATAGTAGAAGATCCAATTGCGGAAATCTCACATATTAAAATATTAGCACATAATGAAAAAAATGAGTGGGAATTGATTGCAAAATATTCAATTGGCAAAAAGAAATAATTGACAATTTATTAAATTGTGATATAAATATTATTGGATTGCCTTAGGGGATCCAATAACATTCTTGCTTTATAGGAGAAAATATATGACTGAACGTAGAATTACAAATTATTCAAATGGTTTTGGTGATCCATTTTTTATCGGATTTGATGGACCGCTATCAAAACTATACAACAAACAATTGACAGTCGGCACGATCCAAAACTATCCACCATATAATATTATCAAACAAGGTGAAGAACATTATCTTATTGAAATTGCCATTGCTGGGTTTTCAAAAGATGATATTGAAATTGTAACAAAGGGTGATAGTCTTACAATCACTGGTAAACCAAGTGAAAAAGATGAAAACGTATATTTACATAAAGGTATTTCATCAAGAAATTTTGAACGCAAATTTACTCTTGCCGATACAGTAGAGGTATTGGAAGCAGATATTCAGAATGGTATGCTCTTAATTAGACTTAGAAATAATATTCCTGAATATAAGAAGGAACACAAAATTGAAATTGGTCATAAAGATCAAAAAGCAGAAGTGTTTCTTCAAGAATAATAGTTAACTATTCGGGTGGTTACGTAATAAACCCGCGGAGGGCTTCGGTCAGCCCTCCACCACACACATCACAGGAGAACTAAATGTCACATATACCATACTATGGTGAGGACGCTCCTACTCAAAAAGAGAAGGAAACTACAAAATGAGCAATAAAAACCCATACGAGTTGCGTTATGATGTTTTGGTAATGGCTAAAGAAATGGCTGACAAACATTATGACACCCAGTCACAATTGGCTTGGCATGCTGTTGAACTATATAAAGAAAATGCTGAAAAAGCATTGGAAGCATGGGACAAATATATTCCAAAAGCACTTTCACCAGATGATATTAGACAAAATGCTGAAAAGCTTTATATGTTTGTTATGAACAAAGATTCAAAGACAGAATAAGCATGATAGATCCAGATCATACAGTATTTCGATCACCGCACGAAAAGAAAAAAGGCGGCAAGTAATACATTAAATTAGAGCGCTCAGGCGCTCTTTTTAGTTGACATTTTTTGAAATGTATGATATATTGTACTAACATTACTATGATTAGGAGGCTATATGAGTTTTTATACGTCAGCACATCGCTATGGAAATCAAATCTTGTATCGTGGATACAATGACAGTGGTGCTATTATTCAGGAACGCGTAAAGTTCTCACCAACACTCTATGTAAAATCCAACGTCAAATCAAATAAAAGCACTTATGCATTGGATGGAACTCTGGTTGATCCAATAGAGTTTGACTCTATGTCGGAAGCATCTGAATTTGTTAAAATGTATGATGGTGTTCAAAATTTTAAAATATTTGGCAACTCAAATTATGTTGCTCAATTTCTTGCCAAAAAGTTTCCAGGCGATATTAAGTTCAATATGAACTATATTAATATCGGTAACATTGATATTGAGGTTGCATCTGATGATGGATTCCCTCACCCAGAACATGCAAACTATCCAGTAATTTCAATTGCATATAAATCTTCCAAAAGCAAAATGTATCACGTATGGGGTATGGGTGTATATGATACTACCAAATGTAAGGTATTGCCTGAAGGTTATCTGATTCAGTATCATCGTTGTAAAGACGAAGTAGAGTTATTGACTTTGTTTCTTGCTTTTTGGGAAACACACTCACCTGATATTATTACTGGTTGGAATGTTAGACTCTTTGATATTCCATACATGGCAAATCGTATCAAAAAAGTCCTTGGCGAAGATAATATGAAACGATTATCACCTTGGAAAGTTGTTCAGTATCGCCAGATCGGTGTCAAAGGTAAATCCCTAGATGCTTATGAACTGTATGGTATTGGTCAGTTAGACTATATTGATCTATTCCAAAAATTTGGTCATACATATGGAACACAGGAATCTTATGCACTTGATCATATTGCATATGTTGTTCTTGGTGAACGAAAACTTTCATATGCTGAACATGGTTCGCTTCATAGTCTATACAAAGAAGATTATCAAAAGTTCATTGACTATAACATTCGTGACGTTGATCTGGTAGATCGGATTGATCAGGAAATGCGGCTGATTGAACTTGCCTGTATTATGGCATATAAAGGCGGTGTTAACTATGGCGATACTCTTGGAACCACTGCTATCTGGGACAGTATCATTTATCGACATCTGAAACAAAAGAACATTGTAATTCCACAGGCGGTTCACAAAGAACGTGGTGAATACCCAGGTGGTTATGTTAAAGATGTGGCAGTTGGTATGCATGATTGGGTTGTAAGTTTTGACTTGAACTCACTCTATCCAAATCTGATTGTACAATACAACATGAGTCCTGAAACTCTTCTGAGTGATACAAATGATTTTGCACCACACGGTGTCGACTATTATTTGGATGCCAAATATGATCCATTGCCACCACAAGTACGTGAACGAAATGTTGCTGTTGCGGCCAATGGTTCAATGTATAGAAAAGATAAACAGGGTTGTATTCCAGAGATTATTGTGGCTCTGTATGAAGAACGAAAGACCATCAAAAAGAACATGCTTAAATTAAAACAAGAGTATGAAAAAAATAAATCGCCTGAACTTAAACGTGAAATTAACCAATTGGATAATACACAGCAGGCCGTAAAACTTCTATTGAACTCATTGTATGGTGCTATGGGTAATCAACACTTCCGCTATTATGATCTTAGAATTGCTGAAGGTGTTACACTATCTGGTCAATTGGCTATTCGTTGGGCTGAAAAGGCAATGAATGGTGCCTTGAATAAGATCTTGAAAACTGATAATGATTATGTCATTGCAATGGATACTGACTCACTGTATGTCAACATGAGTGCATTGGTCAATGAAGTAAAACCTGATAATCCTGTTGCATTTCTTGATAAGGCTTGTGCACAGAAACTTGAACCAGTTCTTGAAAAGTCATATGCTGAAATGTTTACAATGATGAATGCATTTGACAATCGTATGGTAATGAAACGTGAAGCAATTGCTGATAGAGCAATTTGGACCGCTAAAAAGCGATATATAATCAATGTACACAACAACGAAGGTGTGCAATATGCCGAACCCAAACTTAAGATCATGGGCATTGAAGCAGTCAAATCATCCACACCACAGGTAGTTCGGGACAAGTTCAAACAAGCATATAAGATTATGCTGACTGGTACTGAAAAGGATCTAATTAAGTTTGTCGAAGACTTCAAAGAGGTTTTCAAAAAACTTGAACCAGAAAATGTATCATTCCCTCGTGGTATCCATGACATCAAAAAATATGAATCAGTTGGATCTTTATATGCTAAAGGAACACCTATTCACGTACGTGGTGCAATTCTATTTAATCATATCATTAAGACTAAAAAACTTGACAAACTATATGAACCAATTCAAGATGGAAACAAAGTCAAGTTCTGTTATCTTAAGATGCCAAACCCATTGTCAGAGAATGTTGTGGCCTTTCCAAGTTTTCTTCCCAAGGAACTAGGGTTACATGACTATATTGACTATGATCTACAATTTGAAAAAACATTCAAGGAACCACTGAAGATTGTTTCTGATGCTATCAAGTGGCGTGTAGAACATATCTCAACATTAGAGGACTTCTTTAATTGAAAAAAGAACTTTTTGATTTTGGCTTTACAGCTGTATCTGAATCTGAATTAGAATCAGTACAAAATACTGAAACCATTATTACTGAATATATGGAACAAATTAATGGTTTACAAAGTCGATTAGATGGTGTATATTCATCTATACTACCATTGTTAAAACACCTAAAAGAAAATCCAGATAAAGATTACATTTATTGGCCCAACCGGGATGAGAAAATATCTGAATTTGAAAATAAATTACTTGAACTCTATAAAGGGAAATAATATGTCGCTTATTGATAAACTATTGAAAAATAGTACAATTAAACAATCGGCCATAATTACTGAATCGAAGGTATATGGCAAAAAAGAAATGTGTCCAACACCAGTACCCATGGTGAACGTTGCTTTGTCTGGTCATGTTGATGGTGGTTTGGTACCTGGTCTACTTATGTTGGCTGGTCCTTCCAAACACTTTAAATCGGCATTTGCATTACTAATGGCTGCTGCATATCAAAAGAAATATCCAGAGGCTGTTATCCTATTCTATGACTCGGAATTTGGTACTCCTCAAGCATACTTTGAGTCATTTGGTATCAATATGTCACAAGTTGTTCATACACCTATTACCGATATTGAACAGTTGAAGTTTGACATTATGAAACAGTTGGATGGTATTGAGAAAAAAGATCGTGTCTGTATTGTAATTGACTCTATTGGTAACTTGGCTTCAAAGAAAGAAGTCGAAGATGCTATGAATGAGAAATCAGTTGCTGATATGACTCGTGCTAAACAGATGAAATCATTGTTCCGTATGGTAACTCCACATTTGAATATGAAAGATATTCCTCTGATCGCCGTTAACCATACCTATAAAGAGATTGGCTTGTATCCTAAGGATATTGTATCTGGTGGTACTGGTGCTTATTACTCTGCAGATGCTATTTGGATTATTGGTCGTCAACAAGAGAAGGACGGTACTGAGATCAAAGGTTATCACTTCGTTATTAACATTGAAAAGTCTCGTCATGTTCGTGAAAAATCTAAGATTCCAATTACTGTAACATTTGAAGGTGGTATCTCTAAATGGTCTGGTCTGATGGATGTAGCCGAAGAAGGTGGTTATCTACGGAAACCAAAAGTTGGTTGGTATGAACCTATGGATCCATCCACAGGTGAGATCTTGTCGGATAAGATGCTTCGTGCAAAGGATATTGTTGACAATAGTGAGTTTTGGATTAAAATGTTTGAGAAGACTGATTTTGCAAAACATATTCAAGATCGGTACACTATGTCGACAAAGGCTCATTTTACTACAGCAGTTGATGTCATTGATGATTTGGAAGATCTTGACGAAGATATTGAATAATTATTCTATAGGGCGGAGGTTTTTCTCCGCCCACAATACTATATGAGGTACATATGATCGAACAAACAATTCTAGCCGGACTTATAAGCAATGATGAATATGCCAGAAAAACAATCCCATTTATTAAGCCGGATTACTTTCATGATAAAAGTGAACAGATTGTTTTCAAATCAATTCTCAAATACGTAGATCAATATAATGGATTGCCTACCAAAGAAGCATTGAATATTTCCATTGGTGAACTCACTGATTTGAATCAACAACAATTTGCCGATGTAAATAAGCTAGTCAATAATCTCATATATGATGAAAAGACTGATATACAATGGCTTATTGATAAGACTGAAAAATTCTGTCAGGATAAGGCAGTATATAATGCAGTACGTGAGTCAATTCTAATCTTGGATGGTCAGCATAAAACTGCCGATAAAGGTTCGATTCCTGAATTGCTATCAACTGCTCTTGGTATTTCATTTGATAGCAATATCGGTCACGACTTTATTGAAAATTCTGATGAACGATTTGACTTCTATCATAAAAAAGAAGACAAAATTCCATTCGATATTGACTTATTGAACAAGATTACAAAGGGCGGTGTATCACGAAAGGCTTTGATCATTGCACTTGCCGGTACTGGTGTTGGTAAATCTTTGTTTATGTGTCACTGTGCTGCATCTAATCTCATGGATGGACTCAATGTTCTTTATATTACATTGGAAATGGCTGAAGAGCGGATTGCTGAACGAATTGATGCCAATCTTCTTGATGTATCACTTGATGATCTTCGTATGCTACCAAAAGATGTATACGTGAAAAAGATTGAACGTATGAAAGGTAAGACCACAGGTAAACTTATTATTAAAGAATACCCAACTGCGTCTGCCGGTTCTGCTCATTTTAGACATCTGTTGAATGATCTAAGGTTGAAACGTAATTTCAAACCAGATATTATCTATATTGATTACCTAAATATCTGTATGAGTTCAAGACTTCGTCATGGTGCAAATGTCAATTCGTACACAATGATTAAAGCAATTGCCGAGGAACTACGAGGTCTTGCCGTTGAATTCAATGTTCCGGTTGTTTCGGCAACTCAGACTACTCGTTCAGGGTTTGGTAATTCTGATATGGACTTGACTGATACTTCAGAATCGTTTGGTCTACCAGCAACGGCAGACTTTATGTTTGGTCTTATCTCGACTGAAGAGTTGGAACAGTTAGGTCAAATTATGATCAAACAACTTAAAAATCGTTGGGGCGATATTAACGCTTACAAGAGATTTGTTGTTGGAGTTGACAGATCAAAAATGCGCATATACAATGTTGAAGAAACTGCACAAAAGGGTCTGATGAACGATAAGAAACAATCCGAGGATAAACCAGTTATGGATCTACAAAACTATGATGATGTTCAGGCCATTGATCCATCGACCGGTGAGTTATTCGGCCTCAAGAAAAAGAAACCAAGTTTTGGAGGGTTCAAGTGAGTTATAGTGTTAAAGAAACTGGAGGTATTCACGAGGTAGTAGAACGTGGTACAAATCATGTGGTAGCAACCAGAAAGGATAATGAGAGTGCTCGTAAACTTGTCCGATCGCTGAATCTTGGTTGTGGATTCAATGGATTCACGCCATCATTCTTTTGTTACAAATATGACCTACCATCTGATATTGTACTTAACTGAAAAAGGTCACCATTTCTGATGACCTTTCCTAGCTTGGTACGAGTGTCAGGCGGAACCCCACCGGCATTCGAAATGCGACCCTGACTTTTCCTGTTGTGATATACTGCACACTTGCCTCTTACGTTGTTTCACGTACTCTACGCACCCACAGTACTATTTATACAAAATGCAACTTGGGTATTGACATATGTAAGAAATAATTTATATTGATCTATATGATAATGAAAAGGACATACTATGGTAACCACACTACTTGAACAGATCCGTGAAGCTATTGAGGAAGCAAAGATGCTTGAACTGGGGGTCACAGAACCAGATGAGGATCGTATGTTGTTCAATGCAATGCGTCTATCTGGTGCCCCATATTCGTTTGTTCAGGAAGTTTATCAACAATATGCGGAATAACTGCATTTTGTTGTTGACATCGTGTTCTAGTTATGTTATAAAAATAATGTAACCAATGAAGGAACTGACCATGACTCTGGAACGTGTAAAGCAACTTGAATCTGAATGGACTATGTATAACTGCAATGGTTGGATCGGCATCCACAAAAAAACAAAACAGAAGATCAAATGTGGCACCTATTACGCTTTGCTCAACATGTGCGATAATTGGTCTAAATAATTACATTTTGTTGTTGACAATGGTTTTTGTTTGGTTTATAAAGTAAATGTAACCAATGGAGGAACTGACCATGATGAACTTTATGAAGATCACCGACAACGTACATGAGGCTATCAACTCACTGAAACCAGTCACTATCGCAAAGAACCAGAAACGCCATTGGATGGTGTTTATGCCTCAGGGTGGCTTGATGAATGACTTCACATCTGCCGGTCCATTTGTTGACTTTGACTCTGCTCGTAAATATGCTGAGAGTAATGTTGGCTTCACCTGGAAAGAACTTGCTGACGCTCTGAACCTTAATTAAGGAGAACTGACCATGATGAACTATCTTGAAACTGTCACCTTCTGGGATATTGTTGAAGATGTTGCTGGAGTTGCAACCTTGTTTACCTTTATCTTTCTTTTCCCCTACTTTGTCGCATTTATGAAAGTGATCTTTGAATGATTAAGATTGTACGTGATATTGTGATTACAATTGCCATGGCACAACTGATTGTTGGTTGTTGGTTGGTTCTCAATCCTGAATTTGTTGGCCATTGGTTGGCAAATGTCGACATCGCATATGATTCTGTTTGGTCTGAATATATTGCAGACTGTGATTGTGGAGTTGAATATGAATGATCCATTAGATACCTTTATTCTGCGCATTCTTGGTATGATGAAAGACTATGGGTGCACAATTGCTGAAGCCATGGAATGGGATTTTGAAAGTTTTGGTTTTGACATTCGATCTATGGATGAAGATCTACTGAAGGATGAGTTCCAATATTATTTGGTTTTGAATGGCATTACCCATACAAATAAATACTTTGAAATCTTTACAGAAATATTTACCGGTGACAAGGATTATATCCTCATTGGTGAAAATGCAAAAACTTAAAGAGCCTTCGGGCTCTTTTTTTTATATAAATACTCTAAAGTTTAAGGGGATGCCTATGAAACGATTTAGAGAGTTTATAAAAGAAGAATCGGAGATTACTATGGCGGATTTGAACATGGAGTTTATTAATAATGCTCTCAAAGTTTCGTCATTCAATTTAAAACCATCAGAATTTACCACTCTGATACATAAAAAAGAAATTCAATATTTGTTTAATATGCATTTCTTTCCAAAATTTGACATCTCAAAAACAATTGATGGTGTTAATATGGAAAAACTAAATACACTTATTGCTACATTAAAAAATCAGGATATGGAAAACTTTAAAAAACTTCACAACTACAATCTCAAAGGAATTGGGCCGGGTGAAGTAACACTGTATTTTCTAATTAATAATGCAAAATTGGGTGGAGGTGCATCTGCTGGCCTAGATATAATGGTCGGCGGTAAGGGTTATGAAGTAAAAGCAGTATCTGTAAGTACCGATAACATGGCTTATGACTTTAAACTTGGTGGTACCATTGCATTAGATGAATTTAAAACTGAACTAAATAAATTGAGAATGAAACTTGAGGTAAGAGGATCTGCTACTGAAATAGCACCAAATGATTTAAAACTCATGAAACAAAAAGCTCCAGCTGAATTTAATGCCATTGAACAAAAATTTGCAAAAAGCGCTTATGATAACTATTTTAGTAAACATGAAGTTATCTTTATCAATAATAGTAAATATGCTAAAGTAGGTGATATTGCGGCTATAAAATCAATTAAACAAAATGAAATTTTTCTATATCACGTTACTAGCGGTACGATCAAACCAAAGGTCAAATTATGATTCGCTTTAATTCATTTCTTACTGAAGCCAAAAATACACACATGGAACATTTGGAAGATAATATTCTGAATGGTGGTGTTGAAGGTACACGTGAAGCAATTAATTTCCTTCAATCGCTTCGTGATATGTTGGCCGGTAAAACTACCAATAAAGTCAATGTGACCATTAAATGGGACGGCGCTCCTGCTATTTTTGCTGGTATTGATCCATCGGATGATAAGTTCTTTGTTGCTAAAAAAGGTATCTTTAATAAGAACCCAAAGATATATAAGACTGATGCTGATATTGATGCTGATACATCTGGTGATTTAAATACAAAATTAAAACTAGCCCTTGAATACTTACCAGAACTTGGCATCAAAGGCGTCATACAAGGTGATTTTCTATATGCAAAAAGTGATATTAAAGAAGTTAAGATTGATGGAGAATCGTATATTACTTTTCATCCTAACACGATTGTTTACGCGGTACCAAAAAACAGCCTTCTTGCTAAACAAATCCTTGCCTCCAGAATCGGTGTGGTCTGGCACACTACATATCGAGGAGAATCTTTTGAAACAATGTCGGCAAGTTTTGGAGAGGAGATTGCAACTCATCTCAAAAAGTCGAGAAACGTCTGGTCGGTAGATGCCATGTATCGTGACATTTCAGGTTCTGCCAATATGACAGAGACTGAAACAGAACAAGTGACTCAACTCTTATCCGCTGCTGGTAAGATTTTTTCAAAATTAAAAAGAACTACATTTGAAGGAATATCAAATAACGATGAGTTGCTTCTTCGTGTAAAAACATTTATTAATTCCAAAGTTAGAGAAGGACAACGTATCAATGATACTAATAAATTTGTTGACGATCTTGTTGATTACATCACTGCTTATTATAAAAAAGAAGCAGACAAACTTAAAACCGAAGCTGGTAAAAGTAAGGTTGAACTCAAACGAAAAGAGTTAATGAAATACTTTGCAAATACTGATAAAACACAAATTGTAGCATTATTTGATCTATATAACTATATCACAGATGCCAAACTTATCATTGTCCGCAAACTAGATAAAGCAAAACAGATTGGTACATTCCTTCGCACTCCAGATGGCTATAAAGTCACTGAACAAGAAGGTTTTGTAGCAATTGATCATATTGGAAAGGGCGCAGTTAAGTTAATTGACAGACTTCAATTTTCTCATGCAAACTTTTCATCAGACACAATTAAAGGTTGGCAAAGATAATGGCACAATTTAGAACAGATACTACAAAATATCTTGCAGATAGCAAAACTATTTTTGAAGTCAATATGCTGAGTAGTAGATTGACTTCAACTGGAACTGCAACAGATGCGTTTGGTCGCATACGAGTTTCAAATCCACTTACACTATTTGATTCATATCATCGGTATCAGATTAATGATAAATTTGCAACGAGTACAAGTGGTACTGCAAATACTGTGCACCAAGTGAATCAGTCCGTTGTTGATATGAATGTTGGCACTGCTTCTGGTGATAAGTGCTATCGTGAATCAAAGAGAGTATTTGCATATCAGCCGGGTAAGTCTTTATTAATCATGAATACGTTCGTCTTCAATGAGCAAAAAGCAAATGTTCGTCAACGAGTTGGTTATTTCAGTACTGAAAATGGTGTATTCTTTGAAAATGACGGAACGAGTAATTGGCTTGTCCTTCGAAGCTACGTTACAGGTTCTGTTGTAGAAACAAGAATTCCACAGTCAAGTTGGAATATTGATAAATTTGACGGCAATGGTTTATCTACTCAAGCAGCACACTCAGATCGTGGTTCATTAGACATAACGAAAGCAAACATATTTTGGATTGACATTGAATGGCTTGGTGTCGGCGATGTTCGATGCGGTTTTGTGGTTGACGGATTGATGTATACAGCACATATCTTCCACAACGACAACATTAATACTACAACATATATGACTACGGCTATACTTCCAATTCGATATGAAATTGAAAACACTGGTACATCGGCTTCTGCATCCAAGATGAAGCAGATTTGTTCTACTGTTATTTCTGAAGGTGGCTACACTCTAGAAGGCAGATCAAGAGGCGTAGGTATTCCACTTTCTACACCAAAAGACATACCTACTACAGGTACTTTTACACCTATTATGTCAATCAGACTAAAAGATTCATTTAAAGATGCTTTGGCTATATTGAAAGATGTTGAATTCTTCGGCGTAACAAACAACACAAGTTATCGTTATAAAATCATCATCGGTGGAACACTCACTGATGCATCATTTGTTTCGGCCAGTGATGATTCATCCATTGAATATGATATAACAGCCACTGCAATTACTGGCGGACGTGATGCACAAGTTGGGTATGTTAACGTTGGTGCAGGATCTGGAGCAGCTGCCATTAACCTAAGCAGAGATCAACTATTTTCTTATCAACTTGAGAGAGATCCATTTGCGGCAAGCAATAAAGGTATCATCATTACATTGGCTGCTACAGGTGCTGCTAACGGCAACGATGCACTTGCTTCAATGGCTTGGGAAGAAATCACCTAACTATTATTGTGATACCTGGTATACCATAATGTCAATGCTCATAGTCAAAAAATGTGATAAATATAGATAGTTGTCAATGGGACAACTGACACATATCACAGAGGTTAAACATGACTATCGCACTTACACTATCGCAAACAGGGTTTTCAAAGTTTTACAGTCTATTTCAAACATACTTTTTGGAACTTCAAAAACGTAGAGATAAGGCCAAAATGATTAAAAAGACCATTAAGGAACTTGACTCACTATCAGATCGTGATCTACGCGACATTGGTCTTTCACGTTATGATATTGAAATGATTGCCAAGGAACATATTAGAACTCTTGGTGAAAAATAATCCAATAAATCTGTATTGGATCGAAAAAGGCGGGCTTTATGCCCGCTTTTCTTTTATATAAATACTATTAATGTAGTAAGGCTACGGCAAACCTATGATTGGAGATAAAATGAAACTAGATAAAAATAAGTCTTCTAAGAAGACTGATAAAGCAAATAAAGAATTAGTTAAGAATACTATTGAAATCAATCCCACATTAAAAGAAGCTTCCGGTAAAACTGCCGTTATTGCGTGGGGTCGCATGAATCCAATTACAGTTGGACATGAGAAGCTTGTCAATAAGGTTTTAGAATTATCTCGTAAGTCTAAAGCTGATCCTATGGTATTTCTTTCACATACTCAAGATCCAAAAAAGAATCCACTTTCATATGATGACAAATTACGTCTTGCCAAAACTGCGTTTGGTGGGATTATTAAAAGTTCGCCATCAAAAACAATTATTGATATTATGAAACAACTTCAAGACCAGTATGACAATATTATCCTTGTTGCTGGTCAAGATAGAATCAATGAATTTCAGGCACTATTGTCAAAGTATAATGGTAATGTATATAAGTTTGATTCAATTCAAGTAGTATCGGCTGGTGAACGTGATCCAGATGCTGATGATGTAACAGGTATGTCTGCATCAAAGATGAGAGCATTGGCGCTCCAAGGCGATCAGGCAGCATTTACAAAAGGTCTTCCTAAAAAGTTACAAGCACATGCCGAGGATGTTTATAAACTTGTTCGTGCTGGAATGCGCATTGCCGAAGGTCTTGAATTAGATGAAGCAGTATTGACTATTGCACAAAGACTCAAAAGAGCGCAGACACTTCGTAGACTTGAGCCAAAGCTTAAAGCAGGAAGAATGAGAGCAGCCAAGAGAATGGCTGATAATAAAAAATTGGTTATGAGAGCACGTAAGAGAGCAATTGAACTAATTCGTAATAGAGTTGCTGGTGAACGTGGTGCTAACTATCATGATTTATCACCAAGTGAAAAGATCCAAATTGATAAACAGGTTGAAAAGCGTAAAAAGGCAATTGGAAAAATTGCAATGAGATTACTTCCTTCAGTAAGAAAAGCTGAAATGATTCGCTTTCAACATGCAACACATGGTAATGTTGATGCTGTTAAAGTAAATGAATCCTTTGAATCATTTATGGAAGCATCAATGACTGATACAAAACCAAAGAAAAGATTCCATGAACTTTTTACAAAAGATAAAAATGTAAAGTTTGATCGTCGTTTTAAATTTAATCGACATGTAAATGAAGAAGTAGAATCTGATCTTGAACTACTTGAATTAATTGACGAGGCGTTTGAATCAGTTAAACTACAAGAACAGAAAAGTATGTCTGCACTCTTGAAAAAGGCAGAACATGCAAACATTGATTTTGATGTTATCCTATCAGTATATAATGAAGGACTTTCAGAACAACATGGTTCTCATTTAACAGATGAACAACATGCATTTAATAAAGTAAATAACTTTGTTGCTGAAGCGACAACAAAATTACCACATCTTCTAAATCCAGGTCTTCCTCTTAAGCATCAATTAGTACATGGATTGACACATCGTGATCTTGATCAAGATGGTGATGTCGATAGTTTAGATAAAACAACACCGGCCGATGTAAGTGGTATTGAAAAAGGCATCTATAAAAAGATGATGAAGAAATATGCCGGTGAAAAGAAGCATACACGAGCTGGTGGACCTGCATATGAATCTGCTGGACTATGGGCAAATATTAATGCTCGCCGTAAAAAAGGTTTACCACCTAAAAAGCCGGGAGATGAAGGTTATCCAGCAACATTAAAAATTGAAGGTGTAAATGATCCATCAATCTTTAAAGCAGTATTTCTTGCCGGTGGTCCTGGATCAGGTAAATCATTTATTGTAGGCAAGACTGCATTATCATCACTTGGTTTTAAAGTAATAAATTCAGATGATGTTTTTGAAAGAGCTTTGGTTAAAGTTAATCTTAAACCAACACCAGAAGACATCTATTCAACATTAGGTCAACAGACAAGAGAACAAGCAAAGATCACCACTGGTAAGAAATTGGAATTGGCAGTTGCTGGTCGTCTTGGTCTGGTTATTGATGGTACAGGTAAAGATTATGCAAAGATTGAAAAACAAGCCGATAAACTTCGCTCCATTGGGTATGAAGTTGCAATGATCTTTGTGAACACAGACCTTGATACTGCTCTTACTAGAAATAGAATGAGATCACGTTCACTTCCAGATGCTGAAGTAGAATCGATGTGGAAAGATGTACAAAAGAATATTGGTAAGTTCCAAAATTTCTTCCGTCAAAAGATGTTTATTATTGATAACTCAGAAGGTTCTAATTATGAAAGTGCTGTATTGTCGACATATCGTAAAATTGCTGGATGGTCTAAAACAAAACCTGAAAGCAATGCAGCCCGCGAATGGATTAAAGTACAAACCATGAAAGAAGAACATGGTGCTGGAGATATGGGTACCGATAAGTTAACAAAGAAGTACAAAAAAGATACTCCTAATCAGTCTGTGAATGAAGCATTTGAAGCCATGTTGACTGAAGAAACACAATGTGCCCTTATTACTCAAGCAGACATTCGTGAACTTGAAAAATTTGCCGATGAACTATTGTCAAAATACGGCATTGATATTGAATTTACAAAGCACTTCGGTGATCGTATGTCAGATGAACGTAATACACCATGTATCAATGTCAAAGAATTGAAAGACTTCTTCCGTAAAGTATATGCCAATGCTGGAGCAAAGATTAAATCTAATGTTGGTCTTGAAGTAGTTATCAAGGACATACAAAAATCATTGAATATGCCTGTTATTATTGATCGTAAAAAAGGTGAAGTGGAAGTCACTTTTAAAACCATTATGCGTAAAAAGAATTTTACATCACCAAATAAAACAGTTCAATATTAAGAGACAATCATGAAAACATTTAAACAGATCATTTTAGAAGCTACTGAACTTGATGAAGAAGAATCAGGTCTGGCTAAAAAAGCTGCTGCATCAGGTGTTTCCATTGGAATACTAAGAAAAGTATATAACCGAGGAATGGCAGCATGGCGCACAGGACATCGTCCTGGCACAACACCACAACAATGGGGAATGGCAAGGGTTAACTCTTATATCACAAAAGGAAAAGGCACATATTATGGCGCTGATAAAGATCTAAGAGAAGCAGACATTTCAAAAAACTATAAGACTGGCGTAAAATCAACTGACTCTGCCAGAGCTTCACACTTTAAAAAAGGTGCGGAAAAGCATTGGGATGATCCTTCAGCATATGCTAAGGCTCCTGGTGATGCAACAGCAAAAACAAAAGAATCAATTTACACTAAACGATATAAGAAAATGTATGGGGAAGATTATGACATTTGAATTTAAAGAAGAACATCTAGCGGCAATGATTCCAACCAATAAAAAGGTTGCAATGTGGCATAAGGCCATGTTGGAGATTTTTCCCAAGTATGAAATCAATACACCAAATCGTATTGCAGGATTTGTAGCACAGTGTGCACACGAATCAACTAACTTTACCGCCCTTGAAGAAAACCTGAACTATTCTGAAGCACAATTGCTAAAGACATTCGGTCGGTACTTCGGGCCTGCGCCAAAACGTAATGCTAAAGAATATGCAAGAAAACCTGAAATGATTGCCAACTATGTTTACATGGATGAGTTTCGTGTATCCAAGATGGGTAACGTAAAACCGGGTGATGGTTGGTTGTTCCGTGGTCGTGGTCTAAAGCAATTGACTGGTCGTGAGAACTACACCAACTTTGGTAAGAGCATCGGTATGACAGCGGAAGAGGCTGCAGTATATGTTGCAACAGAAAAGGGTGCTATCGAATCGGCTTGCTGGTTCTGGAATAGAAATAAACTGAATGCCGTTGCTGATACTGGTGATATTGTGAAGATGACAAAGATCATCAATGGCGGCGACATTGGTCTTGCAGATCGTAAGAAACGGTATGAAGCAGCACTTGCCATTCTTGGTGGTAAGGTTCCTGTTGCGCCTGTCATTAAATCTGTTTCTACATCAAATATTGATCTGACTACATCATTGAATGTTGGATCAACTGGTGACACAGTGAAAGCGGTTCAAGCAAAACTTGGTCTCACAGTTGATGGTACATATGATTTAAGAGCAAAGCGTGCCGTGAAAGATTGGCAAGCTAAAAATAAACTTACTGCTGATGGTATAGCAGGCCCTGCAACACTTAAGAAACTTCTAGGATAATCACATGAAAAAGTTTAATGAATTCACTGAAGCATATGCTGGTCAAGCTGTCAACTCGGCCGACAAAAAGACTATCAAGGCAACTGGTCCTGATGGTAAAACATA